GCACAATGCGCCGGGGCTTTTGTTTTTTGATTTGTTTCCTGACGTACTGAAACGCGCTGTCATTGTATCGCCTTGCCCCATCAAGCTCTGCGTAAAAGGCCGACCATTCGGGCGGCTCGGAACGCAGCACGACCACGGGGCCGCTTTTTTTGGTGTTGTTGCAAAACGATAGCAGCAACGTGAAGGCCAACATTACAAGGCCGAATTTTGAATGTGTGTCAATCTTCATCTTTTACTTTTGTTTACCTCCCTTGCAAGTGCTGTGTACTTATCCGCGCTTTCCTTGATAAATGCCCGCAATTCGCGTAATGCCTCCTGTTTGTCAAGTTCGCAAGCCTTTATAGCCGCGTCGATTTCAGCCCGGCTTTGCTGGATAATTTCGCGTTCCCGCTCGGCGCAGTTTTGTTCCGAATTAATCCAGCCACCAAACGCGAACGCAGCCGCTGAAAAAGCAATAGCAGCAATCCAGTAAGGGAGTGTTTTGTAGTTTGGAATTTCAAATTTTAGCATGATGCGCCGATTTTGATGCCTGTGAAATAGGGGGCATGGATTATTAACAGCAATTCCGTTTTAACAGGTAATCGCTGGTGAAAGAATATTCGTAACGAGCAAAGCACCCGCCTTGCTCCCACTGTGGATTAACTTTTATATCCCGAACGCCGGTGAACGCCTGGGCGGTCTGAAACTCGATTGTAACCGTTTCAAAAAGCGCGGACGCTTGCAGCGCATCGACCGCCGCCTCGTTAATCGGGTGGCCGGTGAACTTCCATCGCTTTGCAAGCCTGCGAGAATCGGCGATAAACACCCCGTTTGCATCGTTGCCGCCCTGCTCTTCAATCTCCCATTCAGGCTGTGCAACATTGCCGCGCAGGTACATAAAAAACGTGTGCGACAAATCTGGGTAGGTTAACACGTCGTGTGTATTGTCAGATGTTTTAGCAGACACAATACACCGGCCATCCGTCCAGGTCAGCTTTGCGAAGTCATCCGAACAGGTCGGCCAACCGTCGGCCCCCGGTTCCAGGTAAACCGCCTCCGAAAAGTATGTCGAATCGGTTTCGATCCTGAAGTAGTAAAGCCCGCCGGACGGGGAAAAAAGAAGCGTCCAGTTTCCGGCGTTTAGGGTGAGCATCTCGTATTCGCCTTCCGTGTCAAGGTCGTGGTTTGTTTTGCTCGGTATAGTGACAAGACCTAAATCATTATCGTTTATATCGACAATGTACACGTCAGCGGCCGCGCCGGATTTAGGCCGACGTATCATTACGTTAGTCATCGCTATGGCGTTTGCCGTAGTCAGGTATCGCGCCTCATAAGGCTGGCAATTGCCGCGCCTGAAAGACTGCATTTCCTGGGCCTCATAGCAAGGTATCGGCTGTGGTACATAACTCGTCATATCTCCGAATCAATTTTAACCCGGCGGTTATTCTTGCCCCCTGCCGTGTAGTTTATGGTTGCCTTTTTTACCACCGCGCTGCCCACCGGGGTCACGATGTAATCAGTCACGCTAAAATCATCATCACAGCACACGTTTACATTGAATTCAGTCAGCTTGCGCGTTTTGCGGATACTCAAGAATGTGGCTGCCTCGTCGTTTAGGTTGCCGTTTTCAAAATATCGGTAGTGTCTGTGCAGCTTGTCGTGTAGCATCTGCCAACCCAAAGCGACATTACCCTCTTTGACATAGTAAATGCCCTCTTCATCTATGTCGCATGAGACCAGGCAAAAGCCCGTGTCCGCAATTTCCTCGGCGTTTTCTACCTGCCGGATATACTTAATGTCGTTTGAAAACAATTGCACTTTGTTTTCTTTCGTGCCGGTGCCGCAATTGCCGTATGTAATTGGGAAGCCCGCGTGTTCAGTGCTGAAACTTGCGTCATCAGCCCAAATGAATTTTTCCACCGACGGCGCACCCTGTTCAGGCTTGCCGTAATCCAGTATGATGTTATTCCCTGTTACACTTATGCCCTCTTCGGCTTCAAAGTAGGAGATGTGTTCCAGGATCAGGTTTTGCCCTTCAAAACGCCAATACACGTTAAACATCAACTTTAAATCATCCAATAACTGTTTCCAGGTCAACTTCCAAACAAAGTCCTCAGCCGGGTCGTTATCCGGGCGTTTCACGTTGGACTTTTGGTGGATGGTCAGGTTTTGCAAATAGGTTTCTGCAAACGTGTACGCGTCATTATCCGGCGGGGCTGTGTGGTTGTTGTTTATGCTGAAAAAGTGGCTCTTAACCGTAAGCTCACAATCGCCCTGCTGTGCCAGGTATTCCAACGATTCGTCGAAGCGGTACGAATTTGCTAAAATCCCAAGTATCGCTTCTTCCTGTGTCGGGCATCGCCACCAAAGCGAAAGGGTTATGTACTGCCAGTCGTCATCATAATCGGGCGGCGTTGTCGATGTGCCTATACCGATCACCCTATGAAAGCAGGATGTTATTGCAACGAGGTTGGAGGGAGCCGGTAGGTTGTAAACCGTATTTTTGTCAAAACACCAATTGTCTGGTATGTCACAAACTGGATCAACCGGCACCGGATCGCTTTCAAGTTGCGAAATCGTGCAGCATTGCCCGCCTGCGTAATACTTGCCCCTAATCCCACGAACACCATACTTTGTGCCAGGAGCTAAAACGTACTCGGTGTCAATTTGCTCGATAAAACATTCGTAATCATCAACGATGTAAGGGCGCACGGTAGCTGTGCAGCTTGATTCATTGAACTTGCAATCGTATGTAGTGAACTTACCGCGCCACCGCTCTATAAATGTGCCGTTGCACTCCTCCTCCAGATATATTTCAATCTTTTCGCATTCCGGCGCGTTTTTGATGGTCGTGTAGTCATCTTTGCTGAAAACAAAGTCACCGCCCAAACTTGATCGGTAGTAAACCTCATTGTCTGGGCGCTCCTCTTCGATTTCTCCAGACCATGCCGGGAAAACTTGCGTCGCTGCGATTGAATCGCTTTGTATAAATAGCCGGACTACACTCATTTGATTAACACCCTCCGTGTGTAGTTGCCTTGTCGGGTTACTGCATACTTGCCTTCTACCGTGGTGCTTGGTTTTTCTTTGGTAGATTTTTCTTTCCAGTCCTTCAGCATGGACATAGTTTCATTTGATCCGGTCGTGCCACTGGATACTCCGCCAACGGTATTCAGCACCGCATCGCGGTTCATGCTTGGTGTTGTGATCCGCTCAAGCGCAGCCCGCATCCCGGCTTTATCGTCTTTGTTGATGGCTTTTAGCAAATCAAAGTGCTTGCTGGTCATACGCTTGTTTACAACCCCGAAGCGCTTGCCATCTGTTCCGAAAAACTCCCCGCCTTCAGCCTCAATACCCACCCCGCCGTCATCATGCGAAGCGCCTACAATGATGCTATTTCCATCTACCCGGCCTTCACCGCCGTGTTTGAATCGGGTTGCCTGTAAGGCTTTTGATTTAGCCGAAATAAACGCGCCAAACATGGCGGCAACGGCGGCAATACCAAGCGGCAAACCAAAAATAGGAATCGTTGAAAAGCCTTTGATAATGTTTGCTGAAGATGTTATCAGGCTGGATAATTGCAGTGCGCTATCAAGCAGGATTTGCCGACGTTGCGCGGCCTTCTTTTGCTCCAGCGCTTTTGCCTCGTCGGCCTTTGCCTGTTCCAGTTCACGTTGGCGAAGTGCTGCGTTATTGGCGAAGCCTTGCTCTTTTAAATCTAACTCTTTTTCGAGCGCCTCTTCAGCGGCGCGTACCCGCTCCTGTGCGGCATTGACAACATTTTCAGCCTCCTGCACTTCAGCGGCGGCGATTTCCTGGATAAACCCGATAACCTGGCTTTTGACATCATTCAGCGCGCTTAGCGAATCTTCGTCAAAACCAAGCCTTTCGAGTAGTGTTTTCCTTGCAGTATCGCCGCCCGTGTCGGTAGTCAGGTTGCCCAACTTCGCCCGAATCAGGTCAATGTTATTAAGTATTTCCTGTGTTCTTTTCCCGTCGCCATCCTGCGAAATTGCAAGCAAATCCAACTGGAAAGCAAGCTCATTTTGCAGCCTTGCACGTTGTAGTTCAACGTCGAGCGCGGCCTGCGCTTCTTTTACTTCTTGCTCACTTGCGCCCCGGCGGCGAAGTGCCGCAATGACGGCAACGCCTGCTTCTTCAGTGATCGCTACTTCCTGATCCTTGAGGCGCTTGAGGTATTCAGCGTCGCCGCTTCGCTTTTCGAGCGTTTCTTGTTTTTTCTTTTCTGCCTTTTCAAATGCCGCCGTATCCAGGTCGTAAATCTGCTGCCTGATTTCAAGGATTTTGTGCAGGTTTTCCCGTTGGCGTTCGGCTTCTTTGCGGTATATGTCCGCAAGGTTTAATTCATGCTGTTCTGTCGCATCGGTTGTATCCAGGTGGAAGCGGCGAAGCTCTTTTAAGAGCATCTTATAACGCAGGTTTTCAATTGCCACCTGTTTATCAACGCCCTCTTTCATGCCGTTAATAATCGCCTGTTGGCGGTCGCGTTCAACCTTTACCGCTTCTTCTGCGTTCTTTTTATTGAGCTTTTTGCGTGCTTCAGCGGCTTCTTTCTCAAGCCTTGCCTGCTCGTTTAGCGCCGCTTCGTATTCTCTACGGTCTTGGTCGAGCGCCTCTTTGTCGATCAAATCAATGTTAACCGGCTTAACCGTGTCGCTAAACAAACTCCCTATCCCCTCTGCCAAATCCGAAAGGATATTCAATGCTCCTGTGACAACATAGCTAATTTTATCGCCGATCCATTCAATCGCAGGCTGCACAACAGAAACAAGCCGCGTCCATGCGCCTGAAATAGTTTGGCTTTGCGCCTGTGCCTGATCGGCAAACTTTGCGCCCTCTTTGGTAAGGTTGAAAAACGCCAATTGCAGCTCTTCAAAGCTAATCTTCCCCTCGCTTGCCAGCTTTTTAACTTCGGACGTAGAAACGCCCAACTGCTTTGCAAATTCCTGGATAATCGGAATGCCCGCGTCGGTAAGCTGGTTAATGTCCTCGGCGAACAACACGCCCGAAGTGCGGGCCTTGCCGTAGATGTTCGCAAGCTCATTAAAGTTCTTGCCCGTAGCCGCTGAAATATCGGCTATTCTACCAAGCACATCCGGCAGGCTGTCAGCGTTTTCGCCGAACGCCAATAGCGATTTGCCCGCCGCTAAAATATCCTCGGTAGGGATGAAATTCTTTTGGCCCGTAGCAATCAGGCTGTTAACAATCTTTTCAGCTTCAGCAGCACTTCCCGTGAAGCCCTCTAAAGACCTCTTTGCTGTGCTTATTTGCTCTGCCAGGTTTACCGAATAAGAAACGAACTTACCTACTGCCGCAATTGCCGCCGTAATAAGTCCGACCTTGGTAAATGCGCCAAAGAAGTTTTCAAATACCTGCTTTCCGGTTCCGGCTCCTTTCGCTGTTTCTTTCAAAGAAACACCGGCGGCGCGCCCGGCCTTCTCCAGTTTGTTCATACCAAGCTCTAACCGCCCGATTGACTTAACGTATAAATCAATCAGTGTGGGGTCGGTGGCCTGCCTTAGCGCGCTTTTGAGCGTGTCTGCGCTGCGTTTCAGGTCGTTGTATTCTTTTTGCAGGTCGTTGACAGCATCGGCAACGCCTTGCGCGGCGCCTGTGTCGAAAGCAGAGTCAATGGCTTTGCCGGTCTTGCTTGCTTGCGCCTGCAAATCCACCATACCGCCTTTCAATTGTGCAATGTCTGAAAGCGCGTCCGATACGTCGATTCTGATTATTTCGTCAGCCATTTTGTAGCGCTTTTTCAGTTAATAGCCTTGCAAGGCGGTTTAATTCCTGATCGTTTGGGGCAATTATTGAACGGCCCTCTTGCCCGGACATCCATGCGATTTTATCAGCGCTTGCCTGCGTTTTGCCGCCGATAGTTAGCACGTATTCAGTGCCGGTAAACACGGCGCGTTTAACGCCGAACCCCCGCCACATTTCATTCGTGAATGAAAAATTCTTTGGTGAGGTTGGCAGGTTGTTTATGGCTCGAAACTCGCTGTACGACAGTGTTTCACGCCTTGCTGCGGCTTGTCGCACACGCGCATCCGCAGACGCGTTTCTGGAACGCCCTGTGTACCAAAATGCCGGTACTTCGCGTGTGCTATACGGGCTGAACCTACCGCCGTCCGAATTTTCGCCGTTGTTGATCACCCTATTTGCGATCGACGCACACAAATCCGCTCCGGCTGCTGCCAGGTCGTTAGACAACCCACCGCGAAGGCGGCGCTCAATGTTGTCTATGCATGCGATTGCTTCGGCGATGGTCATTTATTCATTTTAAGAAGTGCAATAGAAAAGAACGGCACCCCAATCAGAAAATACATGGTGTATTTATCGGTTTCTACTGGGCACTTGAATCGCCACAAAAAAGTAAACCTTGCTTGCGGTGTCCTGAATGGGTAAACCTTCATTTCTTTTTACTGTTTTTTTCTTCCACCACGGATACCAAAGAAAAGAACTCAAACACGTCCATTTTCTTTAGCTCAGTAAGCGGCGTTTGTGTTTTAGTTGCCGTTTCCGTCATTATAGAAACCCAAAAGCGCATCTGATCGGCTAAAACGTTGTCCATCAACTTTTCGGCCTCTTCTTCGCTTACTGTTCGGTTTCCTCCGAAGTATCCAGCAAATCGCTGAATAAGCCGTCCTGATAGCGCCTGCACAATTGCAGGGATAAGCGAAAAAAATCCTCAACCGGATAGCCCTCCTTCGACCACAATTCTATTTTTTCATTGGCTGATTCTTCGCTCCAAATAGTCCGGTCCTCCGAATCTTCGCAGCAAAACAGGGTTGCCATCAGCAAAAGCGGGTCGTGCTGTTTGTTGATGGCCCGCGCCACGCCCTGCATCATGTTATTCAGTGCAATGTCAGCTTCAAACCGTTTGCCCTTGTTGATCAGGTCTACCACCTTCAGGTAGCCCGTGTGCATTTGCGCATAATTCTGACCGTACCTCGCCCTAACCTGTAACTCCTCTAAAATCCGGTATCGCTCAATATTCAAAGACGAGTAAATGACAAAGCGCCGACCGTCGGCCAAAAAGCTGTTATCAGTTACAAGTATCCGTTTCTCTTTATCCATTCGCTCAGTACTTTGATTATTAAAAAGAAAAAGATTGTCTGTGCTGTAAAGGCAATGTGTTCGCTTAATCGCCACTGCTTAAATGCCAGGATATAAAACCAAAATCCTATTTGCCCGGCAAAGCATACGCCACACGCCCCTAAAGGTTTTGCAAGCCATACCATGCCTGCCTGTTCAATTTGTTCAACTATTCTGTACCACCAGTTCAACAACATACCCGGCTCCATAAGTACACCCCACGTCACCCAGGCAACTATGCCAAATGTCAATGACTCCAGTATCAACATACCGCGCCTGCTACCGTTACTGACTGGGTGGAACAGCCAACAGAAACCACGTAGTTAACCCTGAATTGGTGCCGGAACAACTTGTGAGGGTGTGCCCCGTACTGAAAAACGGCATCATCCCAACCAAATCGGCTAAAATCAGGCTCCTGGCTCCCAACGTAGTCTATTTCAATGCCCCGTACCGGATGGCCTTCTTCAGGCTTAAACCGGGCTTTGCGGATTTGCGCAACGATCAACAATTCCGGGTCGGTCGTTTGGTCTGCTTTTGTGATTTCGCCGTTTATCCAGCCGTAAAGCACTATTTCGTTTTCCAGCGTCATTGTGTACACATCCTGCCTGATTACCCTTGTTGCGCCTGCCGTAAAAAACACTATGCCGCTATCCTTGCGGTCGGGCGACAGTTCAAAATACCTGTTGTCCGAAAAGGGGGCAATAGCCGCCGAAACGATGCGCCGGGTTGTACCAGCAGCGCTAACGATCAATTCACGACCAAGCCCGCCGGACTTTGAGACAAAGCCCAGGGTATAGATTTTTGATGAAAGCTGTTGAATGATACTTTCTAAAATCATGGCAGGCGGCTTTGTAGTGACATTGAGTATTTAGGCTTGCAGAAAATGCAATCCGAATTTTTATTCATATTTGCATTGTGGTTCACGTAATCAATGTTTGTTTTGTAATCTGCGTACCACTGCTTTATATCAACCGCCAATACTTCGCGGGATACCGCCGCTGCCCGGTATGGTTGTGGGTTTCGAATAATCCGCTCTGCTGTAAGAATCGCGGTCATGTACCGAAATGCGTGCGCAGCCGACAGTGCCACCGGGTCTGAAAAATCAAGTTCATCCAGGCAAACAGCCGTTGCAGGATCACAAACAAGCTCACACTGTAAGCAAAGCCCGTGCAGGTATTGCGACGTTGAAAGCGCCTCCTCTGCCGCCAAATCAAAATCGGTCAGCGTGTCGCCCGTCCACCCTGAAACCATCATCCAGTTAGCCCAGGCGGTTGAGCCTATGAACTTTGCACTTGAGTAGTACGGATGGTCGGCGTTGAAAATCGGTAATGGTTCGCGTTTGCATGTTGTACACCAAAGCCTGTTTTGCTTTGGCAGGTTTGATTGATTCACCGTGTACACAAAGTAGTACTCTGCGTTATCGGCGCCATCTACCCAAAGCGGCAACGAGAAATTGCAAGTTGCCTGTGAGTAAATGCCCGCCGTGGTGTTGATCGTTACCGCGCTGCCAATTGTGTTGTTAAATCTGTCTTTTACCGACACGGAAACCGTGCCAGTAGCCGCGAAAATCCCGCCTATGCGAGTGACGTTTAAATACCCTCCTTTGATTCTGGCAGACCGAACACGAACACCTGCATAAGTCTTTGAAATAGCCATCGTTTCACGCGCCGTTTTTTCGCCGATCATGCCGCTAAAAGGAATGCGTGTGTACTGGTTGCCTTTCATCAACCCAGCCCGGATGTCTTTAAGTAGCGTCACCTTTGCCTCAGCCCGCGCCCTGTCCATAATGTTCCACGGGTTTTCAGGGTCGGAACAATCGGCGGCTGTTTCCAGCATCGACATGGGGATCAGGTCGGTAACATAAAGGCCACTGCTGGCCGTTGTGTAGCCTTCCGGCGCTATGTCGGCAAGGCATGGACACGCGCACGAAGCGAGGCCCAAAACACCATCAAAGCAGGATGTATCTAAAGTCATTGTAAAAAGTTTAAAGGCCCGACCTTGCTAACCAAAGCCGGGCCTTTGGCCTTTAATTTTTCTTCTTCCAGGTACTCCAGATTTGATACGTGCTGGATTGAGTGCCGGAGCCAATTACGCGAAGCCTGTACCTATTTGCCGTAGCATCGGTGCTGCGTAATTGCAGGACACGTGCCGCCGTGGTGCCGGTTAAGCTGTCAATAGCCGTCCAGTCTGAAATCGTTCCGCTGGTGGTGTTTGCTGCGTCTAAAACAACCTTAACGGACAAAGTGCCGGAAAGCGATAGCGGCAAAACCTTTACGTCGTACGTGTAGAGCGACAGCAAATTTGCCGGGGTTGTGACCGTGTTCCAAATGGAGTTGTCGCGCCGCCCCACATTGAGCGTGTTCGCTTCCGCATTGGTGAGCGTGTCTTTCCGATAGTTGTAGTTCAGGTATTCGCCAACGGCGAACGCCTGCGAGTCAGCGGCCTCAACAACCGTCGGGGCTGTTGGTGCGTCAAATGACCAAGTGAAAGCGGCAAGCGCAAGCAGCGCCATAAAGCCGAAAATGAATTTGTATTTCATTATGTTTGCTTGTTTGTTGTTACTGAATAGCGCTTACACGCCTGGCTGATAAGTGAATGCCAACATGCCCTTACGGGTAGCCGTGCAGCCGGTAGGGTTAATAAACAGCTTATAGCGCGGGATCACCTTCCAGTGTTGTTTCCACACACCGGCGGTACAATCGACCAGGGTTTCAACGTCGTGAATCAATTCAGGGAAAAAGCGGTTCCGAATCTGGAAGCGCTGGAAGTTGCCGTTAAGCACTTCAGGGCGCGTTGGGTAGTACCCCTTCGATGCAAAAGCGAGCGTGCCGCGATTGATCATATAGGTTTCCAGGTCGGGGCTGTTAACGCTGTCAACGTTGAAAATGTCGTTATAAATCGGCATTTCGTTGATGCGCACAAAGTCGCCTTTGCCTTCGCCGTTGCCTTGGCTGCTGCGTGCCATATAGGCAAGCTGATACAGGTTTTCACCGGACAAAAGGAACGGATTGTCGAAACGGTTCTTTGCAGCAGCAATCTGGAAACGGCCAAAAAGCGCCGTAGATTCCCATTGATTTGCTGGAATTGTGTTGCTGGTGCCGGATACCGTCCAGGTGTCGCCTGCCGTGTAGCTGTTTTGGCCCAAATTGGCGTTAATAACACCTACACAATACTGAGCCACGGCCTCAGCCTGTGCTACCATTGCGCGGTTCAGGTTGGTTGCAACAGCATCGGAAAAACCAAAAATGTTGTCGCGCCATGCGTCAAGCGGAACGGAAAACACCGTTTCTTTTGCCTGATCAATCGACAAGTCCATTTTTTCAACGTCCGCTTCAGGGCCGCTAAATGTACAGTCGGTTGCGTCCAGGACATCAACGGTAAGATCACATTGCGTCATCCACGCGATGCGAACGTCAACGCCGTCCGGTAAATTCACTGTTTGGAGTTGCGCGGTCTGCTGGTCGCGGATCGCGTAAAGCGTGTCGATCTTCGCCATGAAATCAGCCTCGGACATATTGCCAGGCCAGCGAGTAGACGCACGTTCAAGAATCAGGGGCAGCGCCCCATTGGTAATAGCCATAGTGTTTGTGTTTGTTTGTTTAGGATACTACCTAAACCCCCGCCCCTCTGCTTTGCGCTTCGTATGCCTCTGAAAAGGCCGCTCGTTCCTTCGGGTCGGTGATTTCGTAGTATGCACGTTCGAATTCTCCGTGATCCTTTGGAAGGTTTTCTTTACTCCACTTTGTTGCCGGTGCCGGTGTTGGGTCGTTTCCTGGGCTTTTACGGCCCGGCTGTAATTCAACATCGAAGTAATCGACAACTTTCGATTTTGCGTAAGCCTCCAGGGTGATCGGGTGGCCGTGCTTGTCTTTCAACAGAGCGCCGTCCGGCCCTTTCAAATATGTACCTGTTTCCTTGTCGTCAAAATCGTACTGCTGGAAGTGGTCAAAGAAAATCTTTTTAAGGTTTGCGCTTGCGGTTGCATTCTTTGGAAGCACCGCGCCCGCTTCTTGCATTGCCGCCTCAATGACAGCCAGTTTACTGCTGAATCGCTCCTTCTTTTCCTGCTCAGCTTTGAATGTGTTGAATCGGGTTTCGTAATCCGTTTTCAACGCCTCAAGTTGTGCTTCGCTGTTTGTTTTCAGGCTCAAGTACGCCGGGTGCGTCAGCACCTTGTCTTCTGTTCCGGCATCCTGCGCGGCCTTTGCCGCAATTGCCGCCGCAACATCTGATAGCGTTTTGCCTTCCACGCTGTATTTTTTGCGCAAGTCGTCCTCTACCTTGCTAAGCGCTTCGTACTTCCCAGCCTTATGGCCTTCGTCGTACTTCGCTTGCAGCGTGTCGGTTGATGCGCTTGCGACGTGTTTGGCGTGCAAGTCCTCAATTGTTGAAAGAGCGTCCTCGTTTAATACATCGGTGATGGTACCGTCATCGGATTTTTTGAATAGGATTTCCGAAACCCTATCAGTTGTCAGCCCCAGGATTTTCGCCAGGGCTTGGATCGTTAGTTCCTTCATTATTGGTATGGTCAGTTCCAGGGGTTTGTTTTGCCCTGGCAGCTTTTACTTCTTTTGGAATTTCGGCCTCTACGACCGTGTATAAATGACCGTCGCCGCGCTGCTGGATTTTCGCCCACGCCTCGGCGGTGGTGTTGTACTTGCGTCCGGTTTTATTGTGCTGGATAATCATTTCTTGCGGCGTTTAGGTTTTGGAATTTGCTGATTTGAAATAGCGAGTATTCCACCTCCATCTGGGTCTTGCCCTTCTTCCATTTTAAAGAATCGCAGAACTCCAACTTGAGGGGTCTTTGCCATATCAATCGCCACTTCAGCAGGCACTAATACCCACCCGTATTTATCAGTCCCCAATACCTCCCACTGTGTTTTAGTGAAGTATCGCTGGTGTCCGTTTCTTTCTGCTAAAAGTTTCATAATGTTTCAGGTTCGCCTGTGTAGGCATTTAAAACCCGGTAGTACCTCATTGTCGCGGCCTCTACCGTTATGTCAAAAGTGAAGTATTTGACCACTTCGGAAACCACCTCTTTAACTTCTTTATTCGGCTGTGCCATCCTTGCGAAATGAACCGCCCCGAAAATGATGTGGCTTTCAGTGTCGCATTTGTAAAGTCTCCTTATGCCGCCGTCATGGTTTCCTTTTTTCATTCGCCGCGCTTGTTGGTACAAATTTATGCAAATTTAGCGCCAACAATTGCAATATTTTTACAACTATGCAAAAAAGATTGCAATATTTTACGAAACTGTGAATGTTATGGCGCTGTTTTCGGTGATTGCGTCCAGGTAATCGGCTACGACCTGATCAATTTGGTTGCCCAATTTGTCCGAAGGGTTTGTGCCTGTGCCTGTTTTTGCGTCTACCGCCGCCTTTGTTGCTAAGTAGGTGTAACTACCCAAAACAGACGTTCCCGCCGCCGTTATGGTGGCCGGTGTGATAGTGCATAAAAACGCCTGATTTGCGCCTGAATAGGCGTAATCAACCACTGAAACAAGCTCAGAGTAAAGCACCTTTGAGCCTTCATACAGGACATAGTTTGCGCTTGCTGTAATCATAATTTTTAGTTATCCATTGACCAGATTGTAAAACAAAGCATGTACTGTCTCGATGCCGTAAGCGTGCCGTTCGCCACAAGCTGGAAAGAAATGTGTGACCTGTTACCAAGCCTGAATTTTGTTAAATCCGTTGCCGCGTCCACGTCGGCGGGCGACCATGTAACAAAGGATGTTGCAAGCGCTGCCGGGAAAGCGTTAGGGTAGGTGGCTGTGAAGATTGTGCTATTGAGCGCGGGTGCCGTTCCGGTAGTGAATGTGATAAAAAATGCGTTATCACAGCCGGTTATACTGTCTACTGTTGCGCCGGTTCCGGCCCCTGAGGCAAACGATATATTGCCGCTGCTCCATTGGTTTCCTTTGCCGATAAACCCGGTTGATGCCCTGGATCGCCCGGCGACATCCATGTGAAATTTAGGAGCGTCAAGGTTTACGCCAACAAGGGAAAGCGCGTCTGTTGTGATTGTTATGCCTCTATTAGCAACACTACCAGGCTTCGCGGCATCCGGAGTTATCCTGAATGGATCGCCAACGGCGCTATTGTCCTGACCAAAAACAACAGACTTTTGCCCGGTTACGGTAGTTTTAAAGTACGGGTCTGCCGCCGTTGAGCCGCCGGTAGCCACCTCCATGTATGCACTACCAAGGTTGCTTGTATTTCTGGTGTTTGACAGCAAAAAACCAGCGTCGAGGGTACAGTCAACAACGGCCCGGATTATCTCAGAATTTACACCAAAAGCGGCGTTGCCTGTTAAGTTTAATGTACCGTTGCCCGCTCCGTTGCCTGCTGTTGCAAACAGGATTGTCATCCGGTCATTGGTTCCATCTACCGTAAAGGCCGCATCACTTGTTAGCGTATCCGTATCAAGCCAATATGCGATCCTATTTACAGCTCCGGTGCCGTCTACGGTTCCAGTTGCCGTTGCACTAAGCGTTGTTCCTGTCATCGAAAGACCAGCGCCCAAAGTTATTTCTTGCACAACGCCAGCGCCCGCCGCGCTTCCACGGCCCAAAAGTCTACTCGCAGCAGCTACGTTTTGAATTTTGGCGTATGTAACGGCTGAATCTGTTATGCCCCCCGTCGCTACCTGACCAAACCCCAACGACGTGCCAGAGCGCCGCAAAACATGCGCGTCTGTACCTGCTGTAATGTCTGCCGGGTCGCCGGTGGTGTTCGTTGCTCTGCCAATGACGGAAAGGCCAGCGCTGTCGCGTAACTTCGCGTCGGTGATGGCATTATCGGCAATGCCAGCCGTGGCAACGGTGCCAAAACCAAGCGTTGTGCCAGACAAGCGAAGTACATGCCCGTCTGTTACGGCCACAATATCGGCGGGGTCGCCCGTGGTGTTTGATGCCCGGCCAATAACTGACAACCCTACACTATCCCGAAGCTTCGCGTCTGTGATCGCCCCGTCGTCAATGCTATTCGTGGTAATAGTGGCAAACACCAAACCAGTGTCGGTCATTTTAAGGACGTGTCCGGATGTTGAGGCAACAATATCAGCAGGGTCGCCCGCCGTTAATCCAGCCCTACCAATTACCGAACTTGCGGCGCTGTCTCGCAGCTTTGCGTCGGTTACAACGTTATTATCAATGGTAATTACTGTGCCGCCGCCCGATACCGTAACATCTCCGTAATCGCCATCTGCAAGCCCGCCGCCACCAGTGCGCACGCTGAATATAGGAACAAGCACAGAACCGGCAGGCAGTTCAAATTCTGCCGTGCCGGTTGCTGAAATTGTCAAATCGCCGCCGCCGACGGTGGTGGTTACTTCTAAGCGAACATAGCGCCCTGTTGCCTGATCCACTACGGAGAAAACATCGCCGTCCTGGTATTCACCAGCTAAAAGCGCGTCGGTAACACTGATTGATGTTACCGCGCCTTCAGGAATGATAGCAGATGTGGTATTTTTGGAGACAGGAACCAGGTAATCAGGCAAGTCCACGGTTGTGATCCCGCCCTCTGTTGTCACCTGGATAGGTAGTGCGCCCTGAATCTTCCCGTTTAAACTTGCGCCAAAAAGCCCCCGCGCATAAGGACTACCGAATCCCTCTACATATCCGCACGAGTCCTCTATGACCGTCCAATCGGCGGTTGCTTCTTCATCCATTGCCGCCCATTGCTGGCAATCGAATTCAAAGTAGTATTCCCCTACGTTATGTTGCGCAAAAACTGCCATTAATCAGGCTTCTTTTTAGATTCTTTTGGCTCTTCGTTCGCGTCTGGTTGCGTATCGCCTGGCAACTCCGGATCGTCGTTTTTTTTACCCGGTGTGAACACAATCAAAATGTCACCGTCGCTCATTTTCTCAATAGCGTTATTCACGTTTTGGTAAGTCATTCCGACCGTCATCATCGCGTCAGCTTCGATCTTTCCGGACTTTGAAAGCGCGTCAATGCACGCCTTTAGCGTTATTAAATCCCTTTTGGTAATCATTCGCTTTGCCTTTTTATCGGGTGAAACGCTTGCCAAACACTTTTTCAAAAACCGATAACATGCCTTTATGTGGCTTGATCTTCAGCGTGTAGTGTTCCGGGATGGTCACCCCGTCAGCAAGGCCAGTTCCTTCGCGTTCTTCAACCAAGCGCACGCGTAAGATCATGCCGCCGAATATTTCAACGCGTCGTGTGCCGTCCACTTCCGGCTCGGCCTCTTTCGCCGCAAGCGCGATGGCTTTAGGCAGTGTTTTTAGTGCCTGGTACAGCACCTCCTCTTTGTCAACAAATACGGGGTTGTTTGTGCCTTTTTCAACGATGTCGGGCGTTTCGTTTACTAAGTGCTTCAGCACTTCTTCAAATCCAATTTCGTTTTTCATTCCTTCGCTTTTTTGTGCTGTTTACCGTGGATAGCCAAAGGCGCGCAGCGTTATTAGTGTTATGGTTGATATTGCCGCCGTAACGGCTAAAACTTTCCAGTAGATTGATTTTTCGAGCAAGTAATCCCGAAGGCTGCCATGCTTAATTGATTCACCGGCAAACAAAACCAGCATCAGTGCCAGAACTACGGTTATTGCGTCGTGAATACTCATTATTCAATCTGGGTTAATGAGTACCCGATTATATAGGTTGTCGACGTTCCAAGCCTCGATGTGATGGAGGCGTTGTTTATGTCGATCAAAAAACTTGCTGTCGTTTCAGACACCGATAGCGCCAGGTTTAAGTTTGCCCCACGGCAAGCGTCATTATAGACTTGAAAATTCACAACGTACTTTGAGCCTGTTGGGAATGCTTTGTTAAATGTAACAGTACCGATAGTAGTTGCCGTCAAAGAGCCTGTTCCGCTTGTCACTGTAATTTTCCCGGCTAAATCGGTGCCGTCGATGCTCGATGTTGCACCCGTACCCCACCCTGATCCTATGGTGAATGTAGGCTCACCACTCCCCTGGCTTATTCGCTGCCAGCGGGTGCCGTTGTACATTTCTAATCCATCGGTTTCATTGTTGGTTACAATAAGGTTTGCCGCCGTTGCACTGATTGCGTCACGTTGCGCCGTTGTCATTGGCGCAAGTAAAACTCCCTTTGTAGTGCTTACAACATCTAAAACAGCGCTTGCCGCCGCGTCGGATGTGGTGCCGACGGCTAAAGACGTGCCAATGCTTTGCGTCGCTGAATATTCGAGCGCGGTTCCAGCGCCGTTAACGCGCATAATGGATTTTGCAGAACCAAGCGAGCTTAAGCCGGTGCCGCCCCGGGAGGTGGATAATTGTCCAGTCCAACCAAGGGTTAAGGACACGTTTTTAAGCAGGCTTACAGTAGGTGAACCGCCCAGTGTTAGCGTGACGTTGGCGTCGTCTACTTTGCTAAGGCTTCCAGCTTCAGTGTGTTGCGGTGCGCCTGCCGTGCCGTTTGCGTTCCCGAAATAGGTGTTTTCGTCAGCCGTAGAAAGCGAAAACGAAAGCGCCGGGGTAGTGGTGGCGTTTGACACCGACGTAGTAAACAGCGGCGACAAGTTGCCAGCGCTGAACGTGGTTACCGTACCAGTACCGGCCCCTATGTAAGTCTTTAAAGACGAAAGCGGCGCGCGCCAGCTAAACTTCGCGTCGTGGAAATATAGCTTTGTAGTGTCGGCTAATGTTGGTTGCGCAAACGAGGAAACCGCGCACCACAGTAGCGCAAATATTAGTGTTGCTTTCTTCACGCTTATTTAGTTTTAAACGACCAAATGCCACTACCAAGGCACTTGCAAACCGCGTTATTGCCCTGGCTGTAAACCGTTTTGGTGGTTGCCGAATCGTGAAACGTCTCAGTACTTGCAGGGTCGATAATAAACGCAAACGCATCACTACCAACCTTGAAAAATTCATACTGCCATCCCTCGCGGGTGCTGTTGCACGTTGGCAGGTTGATCGTAATGTCAGCCGTCAGGGTTCCGATCCGCAGGAAGTTGTGTGTATGGTCGAGCGTGGTAGTGGTGGTCAATGTTGCAATGTCCGCATCCTGCACACCGGCGGCATTTAACCCGGCAACCGAAGCCGTTGCCGTTCCAACCATACCCGCCGAAGCGGTTGCAAGACCGGAAACAGTAACCGCGCCGCTGAATGTTTTTGCACCGGCAAAGGTTTGTGTGCCGGTGGAAACCGTACCCCTGAAACTTGCGTCCGCGTCCGGAATGTTAAGATTTAACGTGCTGCCTGACCGGCTAAACCCAATGGCCGCTGAGGTGGTTGTAATGGCTGGCGTATAGTAAATGTTGGCAGAGCCGTTACTACCAAGTAGCGTTACATCGCCGCCTACGGCAGTTAGTCCAGTGCCGCCGTTGCCCACTGGCAGCGTGCCGGTTACGCCGGTACTAAGCGGCAAGCCGGTGCAGTTCGTCAAAACGCCGCTGGTTGGCGTACCAAGCAATGGAGTAGTAAGAGTTGGCGAAGTAGCAAAAACCAATAGCCCACTGCCCGTTTCGTTTGTTACGGCGGTTGCCAGGTTGGCGCTGGATGGTGTCGCCAAAAACGTTGCAACGCCGGTGCCTAATCCGGCAACGCCGGTGCTGATCGGCAGCCCCGTACAGCTTGTAAGCGTGCCGCTGGATGGCGTACCAAGTGCGGGTGTTACAAGGGTCGGGGATGTCGCAAAAACAAGTGATCCTGTTCCTGTTTCGTTTGTTACGGCCGATATTAAGTTGGCGCTCGATGGCGTGCCTAAAAACGTCGCAACACCCGCAGCAAGGCCGGAAACCCCCGTCGAAATTGGCAAGCCGGTACAGTTTGTGAGCGTTCCAGCCGATGGCGTGCCAATATTAGGCGTTACAAGTGTAGCGGACGTAGCAAGCACAACCGTACTGCCGGAGCCTGTGGTTGTGGCGGCTGAAATCGCCGTGCCGTTGCCAGCCAGAACAGGGCTGTTGATCGACGTTGTGATCGTAATAGCGGGCGTGCTGGTTGAGTTTGCAACCGAACCGGCAAAGCCGTTAGCCGTCACCACCGACACCTCCGAAACCGTGCCGCCGCCACTGAAATAAGCGGCAACGTAGTTTTTAAGAGCGCCCAGGGTTGTCGTAAACGACGTGTCACCCTGTTCAACCTTGATTTTGCCACCGCCCCAAAGCGTCGGTTGGGCTATTGCCCCGAATGAAAGCAGCGTGAAAACTGCGATTAATAGTCTTTTCATTTTTGTGTTTATTTGTCCTTTTAAAGATTGTCCACAAACCAAACCCCCGTACCCCCTGAAAATCTGCATGTGCAGTCAACCGAAATCTTGCCGTAAACTGTTTTAGTTGCTGAGCCGTCGTAAAACTGCTCCGTGCTTGCCGGATCAATTGTCAGGCTAAACCCGTCGCTACCGTTGCGCACTATTTTAAACCGCTTTGAATCGTTTGCGGCGTTGCACGTAGGTAGCCCAATTGTGATATTTGCTGAAAGAGTACCGACAAGTAGTTCGTTTGTGGCGGTTGTTAGCGTGCTGGATGTAGTGACAAAGGTTGTCGGGTTGCCCCATGATGGCGACCATGTTGCGCCCGTCCAGGCAAGTGTCTGTGATGTTGCCGCGCTTTGTTGGGCTATACCTAAAGGCGTTCCGCTGCTGCCGTCTCCACTTAATGTGGCGTTTGTTACCACTGTTCCGCCACCGCCGCCGCCAAATGTTTTTTCAACCCAGGAACTACCGTTCCATTGATACCATTTGCCGGAAACAAGATCAATGCGCACACGGCTACCGCTTGCGCTTGGTGCGCCAGACGGCACGCCGGACGTGTAGTTAATCCCGGCTGTAAACTGGATAGTCTGACCGAACAACGGAAGCGCAAGGGCGCTAAATATGACAAATATTAAAGTCCTCATGGTTCGGTGAATATGATTGTTCCAGGGTACGCGCCTTCATGCGCCTGGCTTGCGCGGTACAACTTTTTCCCGGCTGCTTGCGCCGCTTCGTTAGTGGCGTATTCTGGCAGGGTGCCGACAATATTTTCCAGAGCGGCAATGGTCAGGTTTGAGCCGCTCGGAAACTTAACGACCGTTTTAGTGGTCACGTTTTTTACGATCTGCTGGCTCATTTACCTGGGTTTTGTTGGAATAAATTTGCCTTCAAACAGGCACTTTACAAAGTCGTCGGCGTTAGTGTAGTTCAGGTAGTACGGATACTTGCAGTTAGCTAACCAATCGTTGAAGTCCGCGTTTGGCATGTTGATCGTTATAGTGTTTCCTGAAACAGTAATCCCTGTGCCATTTGTAAGCGCTGTTTTTTCGGTCGTGCCGTCAAGCTCCAGTACCACAAAGTCGAACACGCAGCCCGTTAAATCGGTGTTTGTCTCCGTGCCATCTTCAGCAACGTCCACAAACTCCAGTTCCCACCGGAAGTCACCCCGGATCGAAACGGGTTTATCAAGTAAAAATGACGTATCGCCGATTGCGTAATTCATTGCCTTTGTTTTAGTTCATTCGCCATTTCATCGCTGATCCACATTAAAAAGTGCCTGCAATTGTGGCGACCACGGTCAATTAGGGGGTTATATGTAGACAAATGCGCTTTGTCGATCAAATCCGGGTCTTTAGGCCAATCCCTAATCGCTTCTTCTTCGCTGAACACCTTGCCGTTTTTCTTAATGCAGAACTTCCGGCTTGTCCGGATTAATCCACCTTGATACACAAAGTATTTGAGGCCAATTTCATCTTTGAAATGCAGATTGTTTATTTCCCGAACGCGACTAAACTGATCGTATGCGTAATTATTCCAGTACGACAACAAAACCCCGTCTACATCGTCAGTGCTTTGCACTAAGCCCTTCAATCCTGACTGAAATTGTTTAAGGCTTTGCCCGGATGCAATGGAAGTTAAAACATACTGCTTTACCTGTTCTCGCACCGTTTCGGCAGTTGCCAGCCGGTATAAATACCCGCCCTGCAATAGTTTGCCATCCTCACCTATCCCGATCACCCGCCGGATCAATCCCACACTATCCGCAATCGCGTCAACCTTCGCCTTATCAATGCCTATCGAGTAGTAATACTCTGCGTTTTTGCCGGATATTTCAATCAGGTACGCGGCGTAATCCTTTACCAAGTCATTAACCTCATCGCGCCCTACCTCATCAAATACACGTTCAATCAAATTGGCCTTTGCCAGATTATTCAGCGTGTTTTTTATCCGTCCTTCTTCGATCTTGAGCGCTGGCACTACATCCGCAATCAGCCCCCGGTAAATGCTTGCTTCAACACGCCTTACCTTTTTGTTTAGGTCATTCTGAGCGGCTAAAAAGAAAGCCTCAAAATCATCTACCCAATCGGCAATCGCCTTCAATAGCTCGTTCATGCTTCAACCGTTGGCGGCGCTGCTGCTGTCAATTCGCCCGCCACCTCGTCTACTTTGGCATCAACAAGCGTCCTTTGTTGCTCGTATGGCAATGAATAGAAATTTGGGTTTTCAAATTCGATTTGGTCGAATATGTACCCTAAATTCGCGTATAGAATCCGCTTTTTGAGCGGAATTAACGGGCTTTGCGACCATACGACCTTTTGCTCGTCGGTAAATCCACTGAACGGGTTAAATCGCTCTCTAACTTGGTATTCTACAAACTCCTGCTCGTTGTCCACGGTCATAACACGCATTATATCCCACTCAATAGCCGCCCGCGTCGCCGGGCTTGCGCCGCTTTCGTTCGCCTGTTTCAGGTCTGAAAGCAACTGGTTGAGGGTTTTTAATTTCAGGTCTTTATTGACAACGATATATGCCTGCAAGCCGGAATCTTTGCCGGTTATTTGCGCGTATGACATCACCGTAAATTCCCAGAACTTTGCATAAAACCTGAAGTAGTTGTACACAAAGTCGTTTGCGTTGTCCTGGTCAATGCTTTTGCCGGTGGCCGTCTCTGCTATCTGGTTTTTATCGTATATTTCACTGTTTAAAACAGCGTGCTTGCACTCGTTTTTGAGGTGTTCTACATAATTCTGCTGCCATTCAAGGATAGCAACCTCCGGAGAAACGTAATGAATCACCTTTGATAAATCCAGCATGTCGGCGGCGTTTTCCGGCATCGGGGTAATAACTATCTCCTCCAGCACTGAAGTGGGTGACTTCTTTTTTCCCGTGCCTTTGCAGGACTGACACAGCCCGCCCGTTGCATGAATGTGGCCACCCTCGCAGCCCGGCGCGTCGCATATATCGCCAAACCGGATAGTTAGCGGCATGGCTACATTGGCGGCTGTTAAATCAAGCTCAGATACAACCTTCAGGCTTTTATGTAGGTATGGCTCTGCTGCTTCCAGCGGCCAAACGTATGTTTCACCGGATGTCAGCACGTCGCGCACGTAACCGGCACGCATAGCCTGAATTTCAAGGCCGTGTGTATATTCCAGATAAGTCCATTCACAGCCGTCAATGTTTACGGTTTCCCCTGGAATCAGTTGCGCGTTTACGTCGGTCGGTCGGTTATTAATCTTGTCTGTTTGCCGTAGCACGGCAGCTTTGCCGTTTTGGTAGCAGGTGATCACCTTTAGCGGCCTGTCCGCGTCCTTTGGATTTTCCGCAAACGTTTGAACGGTCAGGTATTGCAGCGTTCCGCGCTCAATCTCAAAATCAAGCGCCATTTCGCTGGATGCCTCGAAAGGGTACGGCTCAGCGTATTCGACAATTGAATCAAAGTCTTTCCATTCCTGGATAATCCAGGTATTAGGATCGGTCTTGTTTAACTCGATTAGCCGCTCCTGACAGTACCCATCAACACCCATATTACCCGCGTACTTTTTTAGCATCGCCTCAAAATCCTTCGCTTTCTTTTCCGCGTTTTCATCAGCGCCGTATGTTAATTCACGACGGTAGAAGGAGCGGTACGCCTTTCGCAGGATGGCAAACAGGTTAGAGCAAACCGACGGGGTAATCTGGTGGGTGATTTCGCAGCGCGTGCGGAAAAGTTCGTCATCTTCCCGGCGGCTGTACTTTTTCATGTACGCCGAAATGCCGAAACCCGTAGAGAGTGCCGTGTACATTTTGGCACTCTCTACGGTACGGCTGTAGTGGCGGTGTTTTCGTTTCCCGTCCGCTACCTGGATAAATCGGCGATTAATTTCAGCTTGCGTCATGCGTTCGTGCTACCGTTACAGCACCGTGAACGGCGTGGTGTCGATGGCGTTAAGGCTGTTTTTGGTGGTAACGGTGATCTGCCAAAACTGCAAATCGGTTCGGCTTTCAGGGATCACCAAATCAGCGCGCATAGCGCCATTGATGCCGGAGTTGCCGCCGTAGATCAAGTCGTCAGCAACAAACCAAATCTTTTGCTGTGTGGTGCCAGCGTCGCGCAGCGCAATACATGCCGCCAGGTTTTCAGCCGTCAGATCGTACACCCGGAAGTTAATTACCTTGTTTCCAGGGATGGAATAAGTTTGATCCATCGGGATGTCAATGTCGGTAACATCGCCCGCGTCGGTGGAGCCAATGCCGGAAAGTTCCCGGATTTTGGCGGCTCCTGATCCAGGTATTACCGCATCTTGGTCTAATCGAGTCGCCCACTCTACGGGGTCTGAAAAGTCGGTGAGAACATCGGCTACTGTTGGCCGGGTGAAGAACAGTTTGTAAATCTGCCCCTTTTTAATGGTCTGGCAATTGTCATCAATGGCAACCGCCGGTAACGTGAAGGTACAGGCCATTATTTGCGTGTTTTTGTGTTTGTTTATTTGTTTGCACAAAAATATACACAAATATTGCCAATATGTGCAACGGTGGTAACGCGTGTGTTACTTGGTTTAGTAGTGGATTTTAATACGGCCCACTCCTTCATTCTGAAGCATACCTGTAAGGCAGTCTACCCGGTCATCACGCGCCCCATTCGGGAACTTTGCGCACTCTTCCAAAAAGTCAACCGTCCACACCATCCCGGCGGGCAAATGCACGCGCCCTGATTCAAGTGCGCCGCTGCAATTGTTCACCCTGGAGATTTTACTTTCCTTCGGGGCGATGCCCTCTTTGACATTCAGCGCCGTGTCTCGCTTCACGACCTGCACAACGCTTTTGCCGCTTGCCTTCGGTTCAACCCTGATAACAGACCTGTTAGAGTATCCGTTTCGCTTGCAAAAGTCTTTGATGAATTTTATTTGCTCCGTAAATTCCAGGTAATCAACCTCACAGGATAGTACGTAAAAATTTGCGCCGTCTTTGATGTACGCAATGCCTGCCGTAGGATCATTCTTTTCATCTTCTGTGTAAGCCGTGTCAAAAAAGAAGTTAACCACTTTGCCGGTAGTATCCAGCTTGCGCGGGTCGTACATGGTAAACCACGCTTTCTTGATAACCCCACCATCCTCGGCGCTTGGTCGCTGCTGGTATAGGGAGTTCCAGGATCGCGTACCTACGTCGGCCTGAATGCCGAGTAAGTCTTCGCGGCTGTACTTTGTATTCCAAAGTGGTTCGCCCTGGGCGCGGTGTTCCTCTTTGCTTTCTGCAAGTGCTGGCAGTGATATTACCTCCGTTAAATCGTTCTTGCCGGTTAATACCCGGCCCGTTAGATCGTCTTCGTGCCAACGGGTTTGGCAGATAATTTCAATGGCTCCAGGCTCAAAGCGGCTCCTAAAAGTTGATCTATACCATTCGTGCGCCTTATCCCGGTAAACCTTACTGTCAGCTTCTTCGCTGTTTTTAACCGGGTCGTCAATTATACCGACGGTTGCGCCAGCGCCGGTAATACCGCCACCAACGCCCGCGCTCATATAGTACCCCTTGCCACCTACAATGTCGAAGCGCTTTGAATTGCGGATCAACCCAACGTCTTTGCCGTCGGAAACCCTAACATCTGGGAATAGTTCTGTAAATTCTAAGGAAGTAATAATGCGCTGGCAGTCGCGGTTCATGGCGCTGGCGAGGTCTGCCGAATAGCTTGCAAGTATGACCTGTTCGCTTTGGTTGCGCACGAAACACCACGCCGGGAACAACCTGGAAACAAGTTCGCTTTTCCCGTGGCGGGGCGGCATCATAACCACCAGGCGTTTATACTTGCGCTCTGCAATGCGCTGAAGCGCGTCAATCAATTGCAGGTGGTGCCAGTTAAAATAATAATCAGGCTTTACAAACCGGATGAAATCAGCAAATGATTCACGGGCGATTGATGCTTTTAGCTGTGCAATAACCGATATATCAACCGTGCTACTCATCCTCTTTTAGATCTGCCTTTTGCAGTAATTCCAGCGCCTTGCGCTTTTCATCCAGGGAAAGGGAATCAAGGTTGATGTTCTGTTTTATCTCCCCGCTGTGTTCGGTGGTTTGCTTGGCTTTGCCGTGTGCGCGGTCGAGCATTTCTTTCAGCATTTCAAACCGCTTCCCGGTCTTTGTGGTTAGCTCTTTTGCGGCTGAAACAATCAGGAACGGGTATTCGCTGCCAATTGAGTTTGCGATTTCTTTTATCTGATCTTCTGATAACCCAAACAGGAATTCAAATGCGTCGATAACCCGCTGCTTTGTAGCGCGTTCCACGCCTTGAGCCTTCCAAATCTCTGCCAGTTCGCTAAAAACGAACTTTGGCCTGCCGGCCGGATTCGGGCTTTCGCCAGGCTTAAATTGGTGCTTTTTTGGCGGCTTCTTATATCCTACCTCGTCCTGCTCCATATTCCCTTATAATTCCCTGTTTTAACGTACTTTTACCCTCAAAAAAAGCGAATGAGCAAAACAAAATATTGCATTAACTGCAAACAATCTGTTCGGCCTGTTAAGCGCTTCCGTTGGGGGTTGTTTATTGGCGGGTTGTTACTTACCGCCGGGTTGGTTTCTTTGGCTTACCTGTTTTACTTCTGGTTTCAAAACTCAAAGTATTGCCCGATGTGTAAAGACAACCTGAATAAGCAGAAAAACCCGGCTACCGATCAGGTGCCAGGTTAATCCGCTCTTTTATCGTTGCGTACATCTTTGCCGCGCTTTCTCGCAGATTGCGGTATTCATCCGCTTTGCGAAGTAGTTCTGATTCTTGCTTTTCGGCTTGCTCGATCACAACGCGCAGTTGCGCCGTGTCACGAAGCAGAATACTTTCCTCTTCAACCTTGCCCCGTTCGCCGGGCTTGCCCTGAATGGTTTTAACTTCAACCAGGTAGAAGCTATCCGGACGGATGTAGTCGAGGCGGTATTCCAGCGTGGCCGGTGGCGCTTGCGTTGTTTGCGCGTTTGCGATCAGTGCTGCGAACAGCAGCGGTATAAATGTGATTTGTCTCATTTCACGTTTGATCTTTTGATTTCGGCTTCGCTTGGTTGCCCTGGGTGAACGTCAAATTCATAGAACCTGTCGTCTTTTTCGAGCGGCTCCGAAATCTTGATGAATTCCTGCAAAGGTAGGGTTATGTACGCTGGTGCGCCGACTCCGTAGCGCCCCGCAATTTTCAGGTACAAGATAGGCTCGTCTTCGCCTGGCAGGTACTTTACCGTTTCGGTCGCATGGTAGCATTCATATACCATTGATTGTTGAATGCCGTTGATCGGGAATTTCAACACGTGCTTTGTGCCAATGGCTGATTTGATCATGTCTTTTTTCATGGTATTCATTTTACATTCAAAAACCATGCAAATATTGCGGATTTGTGCGCAATTATCCAAAAGTATTTTGCAATATTTAGAATTATGGCAAAAATAAAGGCGCACAGTAGCTTTACGCCGCTGTGCGCCCGTGCGCTTTTCGCTTAACAAAATTACAATGTATTTTCTAAACCGGCGGGAGTGGTGATTAGTTCCATCACCCTGGATTTTTGACCAATGTCCAATTAAACGGCACAAAATACGGCACATGTCAAAAGTGCGATACAATCTACAAACATCCAACGGGCGCACGTTCATTCGCCTGGTGTTCCGCTTAGATTGAAATACGTCCGGGTTAGCGCTGAAGAGCGGGCGGCGGCTTTTGTGAAGGCGGCGGGTGGTTAATTGCTTGTGTTGCCAAAACCAAAATTGGCCGTCACAGAAACCGAGTGATCTCTTTGTAGTGCCTCAATAAGCCTGTTTGAAAAAGAGTAGCAATTTGTGGATTCATTAAATTCAATCCATCCAGGCGATAAGTATGTACTACACTTCCAGTATGGTTTGCCGCCGTAGGTTAGCGCCTTAATCACGTCATACTCTTCGCTCGTTACATCGTGATTGCAAAAGTTCGTGTAATCCTCAAGGGTGAATGGCTTCCAAACGTTTGTGGCTCGAAGCATTAATAAAATGTTTCTAAGTACAATTTCTGTTTCCAGATTTCCGAATACAGACCCCATAAGGTCAAGTGAAATGTCTTTAGGTTTGCACTGCATTGCTTCCAAATTTTAAAGTTAAAAATTCCGCTTGCGCGGCCTTTGTTAAGGCTGCGGGTGGTTAGTCCTTTATAAGTCGGCGAAAAACCCGGTGCGCCATGTATGACGGATCGGGGGCTGGCTCTCCAACACTATTAACAGCCGGAACCCATTTTGGAGGGTCGTTATATTTTGCAGACATTTCTACTTCGTCTCCATCCTGAACAATTTCACCTTTTTTTAGGTAGTAATAAAACTTTGCAGCCCGGTATTTCTGCATCCATTCAAATATTTCGTCCTCTTCCATGCGAATATCAAGGCCATTTGCGACCGCTTCCGCAAACCGTTCGCTGTTTGCGACAATAAACTGTTTCGGCGTCATTTTTATAAATTTTAAAGTTAAAAATTCCGCTTGCGCGGCTTTTGTTAAGGCGGAGGGTGGTTAAGAAAATGGGTCTTTTGCTGATTTGCGCCTAATTTCGATGCGACGTAGTGCTTTATAAATGTCAATAGGCTCGCTCTGTATTAGCCTATTTCCGTGCTCATCAACAAACAGGGTTGTGTCCATCATGGCAAATGGCTTATAAACCACTTTGATGCCATTTTCTCGCAGGATTTTGATTACTTCATCTTCGCTTTTGTTTTCTATTCGATCCATTTGCTTCCAAATTTTAAAGTTTTAAAGATATTTCACCAAATCAGCACCACTGACAAACACCAAGTTCCCTTCGTACCGCTTCAAATGCGAGTACCTCGAATGGAACGTGCTATCCGACACGCCCAGACACTTAGCCGCTTCTTTGCAATTCATGCGAAGTGGCAAGGCTTGCGCGGCTTGTACGGTTTCAAGCTGTCGTTTGACTTCAGCGCGGACAATGCTTTGAAGTTCGTCCGGTGTTAGGATTATGGCTACTTGTGTCATTGGTCCGCCTTTTTGCTATTTGACAAGCGTCAAAACCGCAAGTGATTTTCTAAATGTTATTTCATCCCCTTTGCTATACCCTGCACCAAATCCAATTGACGAGGCTTTCCCAAACAAAATAACACCAGTCAAAAATTCAGAATCGACGTGCGTAAGCTCAATTTGAAACTTACCTTTTCTTGAGTGATTTACATTGTAAATCCTACCTATTTCAAGGTCTTGCATGTTGTTTATTTTTAAGTGTGAATCAATTTTGCTTTTTTGCTGTACTTTCTTTTCGGCAAACTCGTATCCCTGCCAGCGCCCCAGGTTGCTTTCGGTTCGCCGGTTAACCAGTTGCCGTACTGGTTTGGGTCGAATAGTTTTTCGGGCGGGGTTTGGGTGGTTGGTTTATTTTTCATACTGATTAATTGCTTTGAAAATTTGATACGCAACTTGCGGAACTATGGCGTTTCCGTAAGCTTTGATTGATTCGCGGCGGTGCCTTGAAACGGTAATTCCAGCCAGTTCGGGGGAAAGCCCATCATTTCCGCTACAAATCGGGGGTTGAGTTGGGAACTGTTTCCAGCTGTCTGCTCGATATAATGCCTCAGTTCCGAAGCCCCGCTCACGCCGTCCGCCCTCTCTTTCGCCGTTCCACCCTTCCAGTCGTCCTTGAGTGGCGTCGGCAGTAGTGATGGCATCCTGAATGGAACATCCCTCAAGTTTGATGGCTTTGTTCTGCCCGGCCGCGTTACCGTCATTTCCTTTGCCCATGCCTTGTCTGTTTTCGGAGACATGTGATCCATTGTTGTAGGTGTTGGGATTAATTCGCCGGGCAACAAACCAAACCCTGTACCGTTCGTGTGGCGCGTCGACGCCGCAAGCTGGAAGTAAAAACGGGAGAACTTCGTACCCCGCAGCCTCCAAGTCAGACTGCACCTCGTCGAATACCACCCCTCCATTCCAATTAACAAGCCCGCGAACGTTTTCGCCCACAACCCAGCGCGGGGCAACTTCCTGAATTGCTCTAAGCATCTCAGGCCATAAATGGCGTTCGTCCTCTTTGCCAAGTCGTTTCCCAGCGCTGCTGTAAGGCTGGCAGGGAAATCCGCCTGTGAGAACATCAATTTTCCCTGCGTACCTGGTGAAGTCGGCGGTTCGGATGTCGCTGTATTGCTCTGCATTTGGGAAGTGGTGTTTTAAAACTGCTTGACAAAATGAATCCCACTCGCAGACGGCTTTTGTTTCCCATCCTGCCCAGTGGGCGGCAATCTCGAAGCCGCCTATTCCTGCAAATAATCCTAAGTGTGTCATTTGTCCGTGGTTTCAAGTCTATTTTTAACCGCCTTCAGCCGTTCTATGTCGTATTTTAAAAATCCGTGCGCGGCGGCGATGTTTGCGGATTTGCGGTGTATTTCCAGGATTAGGTCAATCGCGGCAAGCACGGACGGCGCTTCGCGGGCGGTGATGGTCTTTGTGGCGGTGGTGTATTGATTAGATGGCATTTTCAAAAAGTCTTTTTTGCTCAAAGTTGTACATCTGTTCAGGTGCAAAAAGCACGGGTTTTGATATGTGAGCTTGAAAGCGCTTTTCATGGTCGCCGAAATAGTCGCCGTCAATTTCGTAGCCCCAAAAATCAAAACCCATGTCCCATGCCGCTATACGACTGCTGCCTGATCCTAAATGTGTGTCCAGGATTTTGTCGCCGGGTTTAGCGTAATTGGTTAACAGCCACTTGTACAAGTTGATTGGCTTTTGGGTGGGGTGGATTCTGTCTGATCCAGACGCATCGCGCTTTGAAGTTGACACGTTGTTTTTATTACTCGCGCTTGAAAATCTAAATATTTTTGCCTGAATATTATCAAGACTACTCCAGGCGTATTCAAACATGGCCTGGTCGATCCCTTCTGGCTGGCGTTTATCCCAAACAATAGGCTTTTTTGACGGCGGCAACTCAAAGTAATTTCCGCCCCAGATTATTTGATTTTTTGAAACCCTAAAAAGCTCGTTAAAGTACTCCTCTCCCGCTGGCTTTGTGTCCCACTTTTTGGGCTTGTAATTAGTAAAAGCCCTTGCATGATAGCTTATTTTTGCTGATGCGCCAATTCCATATTCAGGATCAACAATCGCAAGCTCAAAAAACTTGTCCGGGAATTCGCGCATTGCTTCCATGCAATCGCGGTTAAATACGTTTGAAATTGGTGGCATGAGTGACGTGTTTTAAGACCAAAGGGTTGGGTTTACTTTTTCGAGCTTCGATTTTGCAAAGCCGTATTTTTCAATCTCAATTTTGGCCTGCCGCTCTTCCATAAGCCATTTGTTTGCCGCCGTCCAAAAATCCTTTTTAATCTCAAATCCGTATGCTTTGCGATTCAGTCGCTCGGCAGCTATCAATGTGGATCCGCTACCTGCAACAGGGTCAATAACTACATCTCCTTCATCGGTGAATATCTCAATCAGCCTTTTGAGTAATTCAACCGGCTTTTGCGTTGGGTGTATCTTTTCGCTGTCGTTGTCACGCGGCCAGTCAATACAATTGAATACCATTTTGCCGTTGTTGTTAAATTTCGGCAGCTTGTCACGGTACAACAGCAGGCCGTACTCACAATTTCCAACAATCTTCATATTCGCCTTCAACACCTGAGCGCTAAAGTTTTTGCGGAAAACAAGGTTTATGTAATTGTTTAGCCCGTAGCGTTTTGCAAGTTGAATGAGGCTAAACTGCTGCTCAAACTCGCAAAAAACAATCATCGCCGGGGCTTGCCCCTTTTCCTTTGGTTCCTTTCTTAGCATGGTTGAACAGAAGTGCATAAATTCGGCGGGCCGGAAATCTTTGTCTGTATCAAAAAACTCTTTACCGGCTAATTCGCTTTCCCCGTTTTGGTTGTCCCCGTCCTTGTACCACGCTGGATTTGAGGCATAAGCGTTGTTACCCAGGTTGTACGGGATGTCGGCAATGATTAGTTGCGCTTTGGGTATTTGATACCCTTTGTAGTTTTGGAAGTGGTCGCGGAAAATCATGGTTTGAGTTTTAAATGTGTACTTTTAAAATGGAATATCTTCACCGGCTTTTGGCCGAGCTGCTGAATAATCGACCGTATCAAACCCCGGCGCTACCGGGGAGAACGGCTGTTGTGGTTTTGGGTCGCGGTATCCGCGCACGGGGTCGTACCTGCAAATCACTGTTCCCGTTGGGCCGTTGCGATGCTTCGCAATAATAACCTCTCCAACGCCTTTCGTGCTGTTCCCGGCTTCATCTTCAAGAATGTCGTAGTATTCAGGACGAAACAGAAACTTTACGATTGCGGCATCTTGTTCAATACTTCCCGATCCCCTTAAATCGCTCAATTGCGGGCGCTTTGATCCGCCCCTTATTTCAACAGCACGTGAAAGCTGCGAAAGCGCAATAACCGGAACATTAAACCGCTTTGCCATCCGAACAAATGCGCCGCTAATTTTAGATATGGTTTCTTCAGGGTTTCCGCTCGTGCGACCGCCAACAATAGCAAGCTGCAAGTAATCGACCATGATGAAATCAAGCTCCCCACGGTAATACGCAGCGGCGGCGATTGATTCGATTTCAGACACGTTGAAAACATCGTCAATGATGCGCGTGTTAAGGGTTGCTACCTCGTGAATCGCCCGTTGTACATTCTCCTTTTCTTCATCGCTCAGTTTACTCCATTCGGCGAACGGGTTAACCCCGTGCCGAATACCCATAAGGCGGCGAAGCAGGTCAGCGCCGGACATTTCCAGGGAGAACAGCAGCCCGTTAGCGCCTGCATTAATGAATTCAGATAATTCGCCCGCCAAATATTGGGTTTTACCCATGCCGGGCCGTCCGGCAACAATGGTTAGATACCCTGGCAAATATGCTTTTATAAACTCTCGAACAGCCTGAATCGACGGCTTTGTTTTACAGTCAGGCTCTTTGCCTTCCAGCTTTGCCAGCGATGTTTCGGCAAACTCTTCTCTGTGATCTTTGAGCTTAATCACCCCGTTCGCTCCAAGCATTTCCCGCACTTCTTCGATCTTCGCCCGCATCGCATCCGCTCCACCAGGTGAACCAAGCAACTGCGAGGCTTGGTCATAAGCACGGGTTTCAACCCAAATCTGGTGTTCGTGCCACCAGTTTTCTATTGCCCAATCAAGCGTCACGTCCACGTTTTCAGCGGCGATATAAACAATATCCCCTGGTTGGTTTCCGCAAGCCGCCTGCACTGCTGCATAGGAGTATGTACCACGGGCAGAAAACAAATCAAGAATCGTAACAAAAGCCTTTGAAAATCTGGATGCCTCAAGTGCCGGGCGGGGCAACTGCTGAATAAAATCTTGCAAGTTGTACGGCTCACGTAGCATTGCGCCCAACAGTATCCGGTCGGCAATATGTTTTTTCGGGTCGTTTGTCATAATCACAGACTGAGCGCTGTTATCATGCACACTTTTCCCTTGCTCAAACATCTTGCCGTCACTTGGCGCTTTCTGGTGCCTTGTTCCAAATTTATTTGTTACGTAGTCTCCCATTTTTGCTTTGCGGTTTGGTATGAAGTGTTGATTATCTTTTTGAATCGTTCGCTTTTTGAAAGCGTTTGAACAAGCGGCACTACTTCAGCTTTTGCGGCGGCTGTGCTGCCGTGTTGCTCGAATTTTCGCAGCCATTCGCTTTCCATAAGCTCCGAAAGTTCAGCGTCATGAGCTTGCGCCCGTTTCAGCATTTTTGCCTCACTTGCGCCTTTCAGGTTAATTAGAAAGCTCAAAAAATCCCTGGTAGCTACTTCGCAGTTTTGAACCGGCATTTTCAAAACTACCCACTGCATCACCTGAATATCCCTATCCGTAATAATTGGCACATCCTGCGGGCGCTGGCTGTCTACCACGGCGTGCAGCATGGCGACCGATCCGGATTGAATTACATCAAGGTATCCGGCACGGATGTCTTTCATGCGGTTGAGAAAGTATGACAGTGAATCGCTTTGCATGGTCAGTCAACGTATGCCGGAATCTCCCGCATTGCTACGGGCGCGGTGTACGCGCTTTGCCCCGGCGGGGTGGTTTCGGATTTGTGTTTTTGTTCATCGAGCCATCGAGTGTTGCAAAAGTTCAGGTAGTGTTCCTTCAGCTTTGCGTATGTCGGATGGACTTTTTCAATCATCGTAATGCGCGCCCGGAAAGCGGCCAGGTAATCCAGGTGTTTTTCTTTCGGCACGCCGTGCGCGGCTTTCAGCAGTTCGGGCACCCGGTAATCAGTTTCAAGGGTTTCGAGCCATTCCATTTGGTCGAGCGCCGGGTCGGCGGGGGCCGGGGTCGCTGCGCGCGCGCGCGGGGTTTTTTCGACTTCTTTTTTTTCTTCTTCGAACTGATAAATCATATTTCCGACTTCGGGAAATTGTTTGGCGGCTTCGGCGACTTTCCTCTCTACGTAGTAGTCCTCCTTATCTTCCTTTATATCTTCCTTTACCTTATTATGTGAGTGAACTTTGTTCACCGTCTTGAGTGAACTTTGTTCACCTTTTGAGTGAACTTTGTTCACCGTCTTGAGTGAACTTTGTTCACCTTTTTTGTTGTTCTTTTTGTACTCCGAATCGGTGTCAATCCAGTAAGGCGTTACGCCTAAATAGCCAAAAGCACTACGTTCAATCAGGCCCAAACCCTCAAGCCTTTCAATCATTTTCAGCAGCCCACGCTTGGTTATTCCGACAAACTCAGCAACATCCTTTTTAGCGTCTGAGCAATACCCGCGCTGCTTAGATCGAGAGTCCGCGCATCGGTATTGCACGTATGAGCAAAGCGCGTATTCATCCCTGGTAATACCAAGCGCCAGCCGCGCATATTCATGAATTGTGGTCGTGTTCTTCTTTAAATCCTTGCTCATTTCCGCGAATATTTTTATTTATTGAATCACCATGCCAGGCACCCGTATGCACTTTCGTCAGGAGTTAACCCTTTTATAAAATCGTTTCTGTGAACGGCGTTAAACGTGCCTCCGTACCGAATAAAAAGTTGGTGTTGCGCCAACTCCCTGAGCCATTTCAAGTATTCCTTGTTCATTTCCACCAAATAAAAAACGCCATGCAAAGGCGGGTGGCTGGGTGCCGAAATCCGGGCAGCATTACCCCGGAAACCCGCGCCTTTGCATGGCGCTATGTTGTAAAAAACAAAATGCTGGATTTTGCACCAGGTTCCCAGGCCCGGCGGCGCTCCTAACAAGCACAGAACAAAGGTAAAACTTTCTTGCAATATTGCGCAAGTTTCGTGCAATATTTTTTTGAATTATTTTTTGTTGATAATGTCGAGCGCGGCTTCGGCGCACCCAACCACGTACTCGGCTATCTGTTCGGGTCTTATATGCCTGCCTGTGCCAGAAAGCGCACCGCTCAACGCCCCCGCCGTAAGCTGGATAAGTTCGGCGCGGTTGCGCTGTGGATCAAATTCCGACTGAAGTTTTATTTCGCGCTGTGGATCATGGTTTGGCCTAAAATCTTCATTATGCGCGTGCGCCCGGCCATTGTGCCAGACCGCATCTGAATATGCCTTTAGATCGGCTTCAATGTTGTTAATATCGCGGATGCGAATTTTGTAAAGCAGGTTTTCGCGTAAAGTCGCCACTTCTAAGTACGGCATATCAATGTTTTTTAAGTTTCAAAAACCTCACCCTCACCAACTCCCAGTCCAGCGTCCAGATTTCTACGGCTCCAATGGCTTGCCAGTAGACTATCTTAAATCGGCGCGTTGTGCGGATGTATTGGCCGGGGGTGATTTGCTTCATGGTTAAAAGTATTCGTATTCCCACGCGCCTTTAATCAGGCGGCAGGCGATGAATTTGAAAGGCAGTAGTGAGGCCGCTACCTTGATTTTTACGCGGGCATCATCCCGCCAAAATCCCTTTACCTCATGGCACTGAACCTCCCCGCTGGCAAGCTGCACCATGAAATCAATCCGGTAAAACGTGTTATCCGCAAGCCGTATGTTTACCGGTTCAAACCCCCACCAAAGGACAGCCCCGCTAAATTTCAGCGCGTCCAGGTGCCGGGCGTATGCCGCTTCCGTCTTGTTCATTTTCGGCTTTTTAGCCGGGGCGGTAGCTGCTGGCTTCGGGGTGAACGCCTCTTTTACACCTGCTTCTTTGCGGCGCTCACTTATTCGGTCAATGTCGGCTTGTGTCCAGGCGTTACTCATGCACTTAAATTTTTAGGTGGTGTACAAAAAAGGCGGGCAAGTTGCCTCACCCGCCAAACTCAAAACCAGTGTTAACCAATTTGAAAACTACTTTCACAAAAAACTACTGTCGTCATGAATCATTTCGGAACGCAGGCGTAAATGGTCATGGCAAATGTTGTAAACAGGCTCAGGCCAATTAATGCGCGTTCGTATAGGTCTTTTTGTCGCATGTATGAAGGCTTTGGTTAAAAAATGTGGGGGGGGGGGATATTTTGCGGTGGCCGCTAACTGTCGCCTACCGAACACGGCTAAACGCCGAGTCGGCGGGCTTGGAGTTATGCAGAAATCAATTATTAAGAGATTCATATTTAGCCTCTTCTTCGCTTATTCTGGCAACGATAGCAGAGGCAATTATTTTTCCCCATGTTGGATTCGGGAAATTGTCTGCGTAGTATTTCAATGCCCAGAAAATAACATCTTCAACTTTTTCAGGATGCGAGTTTTCCGAAATCTCGTCTAAGATAACATCCTTTGCAACTTTCTGAATACCCATTTTATTTTAATTGCGTGTTATAAAATATCGCATAACCCCGCTTCAACTTTCATGCTCGCTAAGCGGTCGCACAGTCGTCGAAGCACCAGTTAAAACAACTGGTTCGGCTTTCGCAATGCCCACCCTTGTACGGTCTTTCCGGTGATCGGATTTTTAGTGTTCGGCCCTAAATACAGGCTGTAAGTATCACCGTCGATGCGTATGCCTCCAGCGTCGGAAATT